ATACGCACAACGGCCGCGATTACCGCGCCGGTGACGTGATCGACACGCCGTTCATGCTGAAGCGGGACGGCCTGGGCAGCTATTCGCCGATCGCCAAGATCAACAAGGCGATATCGCTGGCGATCGCCATGGAGAGTTTCGCTGGCGGGTTCTTCCTGGGCGGCGGTGTGCCGCCGCTGGCACTGGAAGGCCCAATGCCTTCGGGTGCCGATGCGTTCAAGCGCGCGCAGGCCGATATCCAACGCGCGATCGACCTCGCCAAGAAGTCGAACAGCAACATTTTCGGCATGCCGCCCGGGCACACGCTCAACCCGGTCGGAATCGACCCTTCCAAGGGTCAGATGGTGGAAGCACGGGCGTTTCAGATCATCGAGATCAGCCGTGGCTGGCAGATGCCGCCGGTGTTCGTCCAGGATCTGTCGAAGGGCACCTTCAGCAACACCGAGCAGCAGGATCTGTGGCTTGCCAAGCACCTGATCATGCAATGGGCCAAGGCGTTCGAGGATGAGCTGACGCTGAAGCTCTATGGCTGGCAGAACCCGACCCGGCGCGTGCGCCATAATCTCGACGGTTTGCAGCGCGGCGCGTTCAAGGAGCGCAGCGAGGCACTGGCAAGGGCGATCCAGACCGGTCAGCTGACCCCGAACGAAGCCCGCGCGCTCGAGCAGCGCGCGCCGATGGACGGTGGCGATCAGCTTTACGTGCAGCAGGCGACCGTGCCGCTGGTGATGGCGGGCGCTGGCATCGGTCACGATGGCGGACCGTCGATCGACGACAATGAGGAGGACGCTGCGGATGCCAGCACCCAAGACTGAACAGCCTGAACGCCGCGCGATGGCGATCGGTGGCGAGCTGCGCATGGCGCAGAGCGCCGACGGGATCGGCATGGCTGCCGGCTATGCCGTGCTGTGGAACAATCGCACCGATATCGGCGGTTGGTGGACCGAGCAGTTCGCAGTCGGGTGCTTCACCGATTCCCTCACCAAGCGTGACGTCGTTGCACTGCATAGCCATGACGATGCGCGCCCTGTCGGCCGACGGAGCCGTGGCACGCTGCGCCTGACCGAAGACCAGCGCGGTCTGGCGTTCGAAAATGACCTTCCCGACACCAGCGACGGCCGCGACCTCAAGGTTCAGCTCGAGCGCGGTGACATCGAGGGCATGAGCTTCCGCTTTATCGCGCGCCGCGAGGAATGGGATGAAACCGTCGAACCACCGGTGCGCACGATCCACGAGGCGGACCTGATCGAGATCACCTACACCGCCTTCCCGGCCTATCCCGATACGGAAGCCGGTATGCGCAGCCTGGAACAGGCCCGCACCGAGCGGCGCCAGCATAACAAGACCGGCGCCTTGGCGCGTCTTCGCATGCGCCAGGCGCAGCGCGAACGGAAGATCTGACAGCAATTCACCGGGCCCAGCCCGAGGCGACGCCTGCCGAGCCGCAGCGTCCTCAACCACCCGCCGATCTGGCGGGTTTTTTGTGTCCTGGAGCGACAAATGATCCTGCAGCAGTATTACGAGGAGCGCGGCACGCTGGTGGCCGAGGCTCGCTCGATCCTCGATTCGATCGCCAACGAAACCGATCAGACCCGCATGACCGAGGCCGAGCAGCGCCACGACGCCGTGATGGCCAAGCTTGACGCCCTCGACAAGAAGATCGAGCGGGAAGAGCGGCAAGCTGCTCGCGAAACCGCCGAGGAAGAGCGCCGCAAGCAGAACCGTCCCAATCGCGGCAGCGGCAGCGCGTCGGGCGTCGACGATCCGGAAGGCGGCGAAGATCGCACCGCCGAGCAGGTGCAGGAAGAATATCGCGATGCTTTCTACGCGATGCTGCGCGAGGGCGGCGATATGTCCGGTCTCTCGGCCGAAATGCGCCATCTGCTGCGCCGCGGCTATGTCGAGAACCGTGTCCAGACTGCCGGCACTGATGCCGCTGGCGGTTTCACCGTGCCGACCACGCTCGCCAACTTCATCGTCTCGACGATGAAGGACTGGGGCCCGATGTACGATCCGGGCATCACCACCGAGCTGGTGACTTCGAGCGGAAACGCGTTCGACATTCCGACCAATGACGACACGAGCAACACCGCCGCGCTGAAGAGCGAGGGCGCCGACCTGACCGATGACGACAGTGGAGACCTGGCGTTCGGCGAGAAGAACCTGAACGCCTATGTCTACGCGACGCCCTGGCTGAAGATCAGCTTCGAGCTGCTGCAGGATTCGGCGTTCAATCTCGAGGCGTTCATCGGAGCCAAGCTCGGCGAGCGCCTGGGCCGCATCGCGAACCAGCGCCTCACCATCGGCACCGGTTCGAGCCAGCCCAACGGCATCATGACCGCAGCGAGCGTCGGCAAGACCGCCGCCGCTGCCGCCGCGATCGCTGCCGACGAGCTGATCGATCTGCAGCACTCGGTCAATGCCGCGTACCGCCGCAGCCCCCGCTGCGCCTGGATGTTCGCCGACACCACCCTGGCATCGGTCCGCAAGCTGAAGGACGGCCAGGGCAATTACCTGTGGCAGATGGGCGATGTTCGCGTCGGCGCACCGGACCTTATCCTGGGCAAGCAGTATTTCGTGAACGACGACGTCGCCGCGATGGCTGCCAACGCCCGAACCGTCGCGTTCGGCGACATGGGCGCTTACATCGTGCGCAAGGTCGGCAGCCCGCTGATCGGCACCGTACGCGAGCGCTTCTGGCCGAAGGTCGGCATGGCCGGCCTGGTTCGCTTCGACGGCGAGCTGACCGATACCGCGGCTGTCAAGGTTCTGCGCCAGGCCGCATCGTAATTCACGATCGCAACCGAAATCCGGGCGGGGTTCACCTCGCCCGGGCTTTCGCTGGCTTGCGCGGATGATGCGCAGGCCAGCGAAGGAGACAATCCATGCCGAACCTGAAAATGCTGACCGGCCTTTCCGGTCCGGAATACACCTTGTCGCCCGGTGACGAGCGCGAATTTGGCGACGGTGAGGCCTCGCGGCTGATTCGCGCCGGGTTTGCAGAGGCAACTGACGGCTTCGTGCCGATCGACGAAGACGGCGATGCGGTTGCCGCTGCCGCTGCCGCTGCTGAAGCCGAAGCGAAAGCAAAAGCCGATGCAGATGCCGCTGCCGCTGCCGCCACGCAGGCTGATGCTTATGCCAAGGCCAAGGCAGATGCAGACGCGGCACAGGCCCAGGCCGAAGCGAAGGCGAAAGCCGACGCCGATGCAGCCACCGCCGCTCCGAAGGCACCTGCTGCGCCGAAGAAGGCTGCTGCGCCGAAGAAGGCCAAGGCCTGATGTGGCTTCCCGCTGTCACCATCACCCCGCCAGAGGCAGAGTCGGTGTTGCTGGCGGCGGCAAAGCAGTATCTGCGCATTGATGCGGGCGATGACAGTTTCGACGACGAGATCGCGACGTACATCGCTGCCTCGCGCGCTGAGGTTGAGAGCATCACCAACACCCGCCTGATCAGGCAGGAGGTCGTTCTGCAGGCGGGCAGCCTGGCCGACCTCGAGCATTTGCCGATCGGTCCGGTGCAGTCGATCGAGGCCGTAAACTATATCGACCAAGCTGGTGACGAGCAGCTGCTGCCCGATACCGATTACGCGTTGGTAGCCAGCGGACTCGAGGGCCAGATTATCCGCCCCTCCGGCGTCACCTGGCCGACGGTCGCCGATCGCGCTGATGCGGTGCGCGTGACGGCCATCGTCGGCTATGGCGACGCTGGCAGCGATTTGCCGCGTGACCTGTATTTCGTCGTGCTGCAGGCCATCCGCGCCAAGTTCGACGGTCGCGAGCTGGCGATCGAGCAGATGCTGGTCAATCACCGGATTTGGATGAGCTGATGCAGCGCCGCCGGTACGGATCTGCGAAGCGCGACCGGCTGATCCAGTTCGCGCTGCCGGAAACGCAAGAAAACGCTGCCGGTGAGCCAGTGGAAGAAAGCCTGGCGGATGCGGGCTCTGCCTGGGCAGCTGTGAGCTACGGGAAAGCGCAGGAGCGGCGAGAGGCTGGCATCGAGGGCAACGATCTGCCCGCGACGTTCTTCACCCTCCAGAACGCCACCACGCGGGCGATCGGGCCCGGATATGTGATACTGTCCGACGGCTATCGCTGGGACATCACCAGCGCCGTGCCTTTCGAGCGCACCGAAATGGAATTCACGGCTGTGCGACGCGCCAGCCTAACCCAAGGAGCATGAACATGCTGGTCAAGACGATCCGCGAGCACGCCAACGCCTATGGCGAAGCAAAGGCCGACGGCAGCCACCGCCCGAAAAAGGTTGGCGATGTTTACGAGCATCCCGATCCCAAGATACTGATGGCCAGCGGCTTTGTCGTCGATGCGGCCAAGGCTCAGGCTGAAGAGGATGCGGCCGCCGCTCAAGAGGCGGAGACCGCACCTTCCAAGATCGCCAAGTCTGCCAAGAAGCCTGATGCTTGATTTCAGTATCGCCGGCATCGACCAAGCCGTGCGCGCGGCGCGCAACATCGGCCAGGCGGTGACGGACGAAACGATCAAGCCGGAAGCGGTCGCTGCTCTGCAGCCGGTGCTCGACACGGCGCGACAGATTGCGCCCGTCGATCGCGGGGAGTTTCGGGACAGCCTGGCTATCGGCGATCAGGTCGTCGGCGAGGCGTCACGAGGTCGCGGCGGCGGCATCTACTTCGGACCGCTGGCGGGCGAAGCTGATCATGCATGGTTCGTCGAGCTCGGCACGGTGCATATGGCAGCGCAGCCTACCATCGCGCCTGCATTTGAGCAGCACCGCGACGAAATTCTAGACATTCTGGGGCAGGGCGCTGGTCGCCTGATCCTCTCGGCAAATTGAGATGGAAGAGGCTCTGGTTTCACGGCTGCGCGCCGACGCAGCCGTGGCAACTGTCGCCGGTGTGTTCAACAATCGACCGGCGATCGATGTTGGCGAGCGTCGATCGGACAAGCCGGAAAGCTTTCCAGCCTGTTACATCGAAATCATCTCGCCTGGCAGGGTGAATGACCAGGACGGGCCGTCAGGCCTGTGCCTGCCTCGCATCCGATTTGAATGCTTCGGACGAAGCTATCTTCAAGCGAAGCAACTGGCCGAGGCCATAACCGACGTTGTTGACCTCCCCGAAACGATCGACGGCATCCGCTTCCACCGCGGCGCACAGCTTGTGCTCGACCGCAGCATGAAACCCGAGGACCTGGGCGGCGGGATCAAGGTCTTCCGGCGGCTGCGCGACATGATGATCCCCTACACCCCCACTTAAAGGAAATTGCATATGGCAACCGGAGATGGCGTCCTTTCGGACGGCACTGAGCTGTGGCTGACGAACTCGTCGGACGTTCTGACCAAGGTCGTCGGCCTGATGAGCATCAATCGCCCCAGCCTGGCGATCGGCAAGGTCGAAACCACCGATCATGACAGCGGCAAGGTGAAGGGATACATCCCTGGCCACGGTGACATGCCCGAGCTGCAGTTCGTCATCAAATACGAGCCTGGCAGTCCGACCGATCTGCTGATCGAGGAGCACAAGGCGAGCCGCGAAAAGCGCCCGTTCAAGCTCGTGACGCCTGAGGAGGACGGCTCCACTCAGGACCACGAGGCCACGATCTTCCTGATGACCTATGTGCCGGACAACGCGCCGCTTGGCGGCGTCCGGACCGCGACGGTTACCGGACAGCCGGGTGTCATCGTCCAGTCGCCCTCTCAAGCATAAGGAGGGCTGACCGATGCGAAACCCTCTCGAGGGCATGGCCAGTTTCTTCTTTGGCGGCCAGGAATGGCATCTGAAGCTTGATAACCGGGCCTTTTATCACGCTGAAGACGTTCTTGGCTTTTCGGTGCTCGATGCCGTCGAGCAGATGCGTGCTGCCTTGGCAGCCGGCAAAAACCCGATGCTCAAGACGATCGTCGCGCTGGTTTATGGCGGGCTGAAGCTCAATCATCCCCAGGTCGACGAAGACACGGTCATCAGCATGTTCATGTCTGAAGACCCTGCCGTTCGCGAGGCGGTGCTCAAGGCGATGCGCGGTGCACAAATGCCCGACATTCAGCCGCCGACTGGCCCCGCCGGACAGGCGGGAAACGCGCCGCAGGGCAACCGGAAGACCCGGGGTGGAACTGGGAGCTGATCTTTCAGCGCTGGTGCCAGGCAGGTTATTCCCCGCCTGATTTCTGGCACCAGACCCCCCGATCGACGCTGCTAGCGATTTGGGCTGCGCGTCAACGGCTCGAGGCCGAGTTCCGCAACCTGATATCCGGGGCATGGCTTGTCGGCATGCTCAGCCAGTGCCCGCCGGCACAATATCCACCGCTCGACAAACTGATCGGCACCGATGGTGCGGTCACACCGCAATCTGCGCCGGTGCTCGACCCGAAAGAGGCCGCTGCAAATGCGCGCGTGTGGGGCCTGCTGCTCAGCGCAGGCAAGAAGCGGAAGCCCCGCAAAGGTAAATCATGAACGGACCTATCGCATCGCTGAACGCCGCGCTGCGGTGGGACCTTTCCGACTTCGAGCGCGGCACCCGTCATATCGAGATGTCGTTCCAACGCCTGCTCACGCTCGGCCGCGACATGGCTGCTGGCTTCCAGCAGATCGGCCAGCGGATGACGCTGGGGATCACCGCACCGATGATCGCGCTGGGCGCCTATACGGTGAATGCAGCCAGCGACCTGCAGGAGCTGCAGAGCGCGTTCGACTACACGTTCGGCGCATCGGCCGCGACGATGAATGCGTGGGCCGAGAGCACCGGCAACGCCATGGGCCGCGCCACCAGCGAAATGAAGGCTGGTGCGCTTGCCATGGGCCAGCTGTTCAAGCAGGCGGCGCCGACAGAAGAGGCGGCTGCACGGCTCTCCCAGCGGTTCACGACGCTCGCTCAGGATGCGGCGAGCTTCTATAACACCAGCTTCGACGAGGCGATCGGCAAGATCCGCTCCGGCCTTTCGGGTGAGAGCGAGCCGCTGCGCGATTTCGGCGTGTTCCTGACCGAGGCCGCAGTGAAGGCCAAGGCGCTCGAGGTGGGCATGATCAAGGTCGGCGAGGAGCTGACCGAGCAAGGCAAGATCATGGCCCGCGCGATCCTGATCCAGGAAGGCCTTGCGGACGCCAATGGCGACGTCGAGCGCACTGCCGGCAGCTTTGCCAACCGGGTCCGCGCGCTGAAGGCGAACATTCAGGAGCTGGCGGAGGAAATCGGTGAGCGATTCCTGCCTTATGCGGAGAAGTTTGTCGGTTGGGCGCAGCAGGCGATCGAGTGGATCGGTAACCTGCCGCCCGGCGTGAAGGATGCGGCAGTCGCGTTCGGCATTCTGCTAGCCGCAATCGGGCCGGTGATGTTTGCGATTGGCGCGATGGCAGCAACGGTCTTTCCGCTGTTCATCCAAAACCTCCACCCCATTTTCGTTTTCCTCTCTGCGCTCATCAATCCATTGGGGACCGCGGTGGTGGTGCTGGCAAGGTTGGCAACGCATTTCGGCCTGGTTGGCCGTGCGATGTCGATCCTTGTTGCAGGCGCTGCACGCTTTCTGACCCCATGGGGCCTGGTGATTTCTGCCATCATGCTTTTCAGCGATGGTATCGGTTCAGCGCTCGGCAAAATCGGCAACATGGTGGCTGATTTTCTTGGCCCCCAAGTTATCCGCATCATCGAACAATTTGGTGCCGCCTTTAGTGAACTGGGAGACTTGTTCCGACAGATTGCCGAGAGTGATTTTGGCCAGTTTCTCGGAGAGGTGTTCATCGGCCTCAACAAGGTCGTCGAGATCCTTCTGGTTGCCGTTGGCGGCGGTATCATTGCCGGAATTTCGGCTTTGCTGGGCCTTATCGAGGGCATCGCGGAATATGTCCGCGGGGTGGTACAGACAGTTTCCAAACTGCTGCAAGGGGACTGGGAAGGCGCCTGGCAATCCGCCGGCAACACCGTTGCCCGTGCCGCCGCGAGGATTGCCAACCTTATTCGTGGGGTAATGCCGTGGCTGGCAGCCGCGATCGATCAAGTGGCGCGTCTGAGCGGTGATTCTGCCCAATTGGCGAGCGGGCAAGGATTTGGTGTCGGGACGGACCCGACCGACGCCAGCGATGTCAACCGCAGGCTTGGCTTCAACATCACTGACAACGGGGCCATGGGGCCAAGAAACCGTTCTTACGCTACACCCGGATCGGGTGGCGGTGGCCGGGCCGGTGGCGGTGGACGATCGGGCCCCAGCGCTAAAGATCTGCTCGACATGCAGAAGCAGATCGAACTTGAGCATGACCTAGCGGTAGCTCGTGAGCGCGGCGACATAGCTGAGCAGCGCCGGTTGCAGCGGGATATCGATAAGCGATCCAAGATCAAGGAGTACATCCGGGCTGGAATTGCTGAAGCTGATGCAAAAAAAGCCGCAGAATCTGACCTACTCGAATTAGATCAGGCTCGCGCCGAAGCTCGCCTCAAGGCTAAGGTCGACCGAGAAGATGCGTTGCTGCTTCAGCTTGCTGAGTTGCGAGCCGACTACGAAAGTATCGGTCACCTGAAAAACCAGCAGTATCTGCGCGAGCGCGTTTTGAAACTGCAGGAAGAATTCGTCGACAAGGCGGAAGCCGAAAAGCAGGCTGCTCGCGACCTTGCCGACATCGAACAAGCCCGCGCCGAACAAATGTCGCGCCGGTTGGCCGACCAGGAAGACGCACGGCAGATCGAGCTGGCGCGCATCCGTGGCGACGATCCCCGTCGGATCTTCGCGCTCGAGGAGCGTAGCAGAATCCGTAGTCGCGCCGATGAGCTGCAACGCGAATTCGGCATGAAACCTGAGGACGCCCAGGCCAAGGCGCTCCAAGAAGGTGCCGAGAGATCGCGTGCCGCGCTGACCGGAACTTTCCGCGATACGTTCCGCGCTGGCCTGCAGGCGGCCATGAACGGCGATCTAGGCGGGTTCTTCAAAAACTGGATCGAGACCAGGGCTTTCGATGCCCTAGCGCGGGTGCTGGACCGTCTTGCCGACCAGTTGGCCAATCTGGTCAGCGGCGGCGGGCGAGGTGGTGGCGGGTTACTCGGCGCGGTGCTGGGCATCGCCTCCTCTTTCGGCGGGCGGGGAGGT